ACGAAAGTCGGGCAGGCCTTGGGCATGCCCGGGTTCGGCGCCCTCGTTGGTCGCGGCATCGGAAGGGATCTAGGGACGGGCGACCACACGGTAGTCAACTCGCTCATCAAACCCGGGTCGGAAGCGCCGTACGCACGGTCTCCGGTCCCGTCCTTCGGGTCGTCACGCCGCGCTGGACAGGTCGTAAGGGTGCGACACAGGGAGTACGTGGGCACGTTGAAGAGCGGTCAGGGCACCCCGACCGGATTCACGGTGCAGAATTACCGACTCAACCCCGGTAACCCGTACCTCTTCCCGTGGCTCTCGGCTGGTGTAGCCCTGAGCTACGAGAAGTGGCGCCCACTCGGCATGCTTGTCGAGTTGGTGTCCCTGGCGTCGGAGGCCGTGACGTCGTCGCCGTCCCTGGGCGTCATGGGGATAGCGATGGACTATAACGGGCTCGACCCAAACTACTCGTCCAAAGCGCAGGCGGAACAATCCGACGGCTGCGTGAGTGCGAAAGTCAGTGAGGACGTGATGTTTGGCATCGAGTGCGACCCGAGTCAGCGCCCATACCAACAGTTGTACGTCCGCACAGGAGCGCCCTCAGGCGGCGTTGCCGCGATCAACACGTTTGATCTCGGCAACCTCCAGATGTTCTCTCAGGGAGTGACCGGCACCAATGCTGACCTAGCTGAGATCTGGGTCACGTACGACATCGAGTTCGACACCGTCGAACTCGAGGGGGGTCTCACTGGCAACCAGTGTTACGTGGCGGGCTTTCAGGGCACGGCGGTGACCTCGGCCGCGCCTATGGGCGTCAGTTACCTCCGGTACGGTAACACGTGGTTCCCCACGTTGAACACGACCGTCTTCGGGTTCCCCGACTACATCAGTGGCACGTTCGACGTTGCTATCGAGTGGCAGGGAGGCGCAGCAACCTATGCAGCGCCAGCCGCTACCCTGGCAGGCAACGTTTCGTACGTTGCTGCCTGGCCTAGCGGCTACCTGGTTACCAACCCTTACGGTACCACGTCCGGTGCCTCTGGCACGGGCTGTTACTGGCGGGGTGTCGTACAGGTCACTCCTGCGTCGGTTTACAACCAGGCACCGGCGGCCAACCACATCAGCTTTGACGGGACCGGCACGTTCGGCAGTTCGTGCGTCGTTAACGTCATGGTGATGCAGTTGCCCGCGCAGCCTAGTGGCAATCCGACGTTCTTCCCGAACACCGGCCTTACACTCCTCACTGCCAATCCATGGCAGTAGTTGCGGCGGCCCCGCAGGCCGACACCGGTGACTTGCCGTTACCGACCGGTGACTTCCGTAGGAAAACTAGAAGCGGCGCCAACCAATCCGAGCTGTGGGGATGAGCTCGAGACAAAACACCCTGGGACGTTGTCCGGCACTCAGTGCTAAACATATTACGCGGAGTGAATTGGCCCGCACGGTGAAAGAGCCCGCCCCTGTACCCGTAATGGCAGGGGGTCAACGGGATTG